GTTCAGAGCTGATGCCCCTGTTTATGCAGGGGCGTGTCCTGCTGGAGCCTGAGCCGGAACGTTACTCATCTTTCGCCAGTGGTGCCGTTCCGGCGGCATCACAACCGCTGGCGGATGATCCTGCCGTTCGGGCCGTGTTCCGCAATGAGGCAGTGATCCGTCGTGCTGGTGGCGTGGAATGTCTTGAAAGCTGGTTACTTCGTGAAAAAGGCTGCCAGTGGCCTCATTCCGACTGGCACAGCGAGAACATGACCACAATGCGACACGCTCCGGGCGCAATCCGTCTGTGCTGGCACTGCGATAACCAGCTGCGCGATCAGTTCACGGAATGGCTGGAATCAATGGCAACGGATAACTGTGCCCGCTGGGTGTTGTCTGTTGTGCGTCGGGATCTCGGTTTTGATGACAGTCACGTTGTGACAATGCCGGAACTGTGCTGGTGGTTGATTCGTAATGATCTGGCGGATGCCTTACCGGAAAGTGCAGCCCGTAAGGCACTGAGATTACCGAAGCCTGTTGTGCCATCTGTCACCCGGGAAAGTGACCTTGTGCCTTCGGTTCCTGCCACCAGCATCATCCAGGATAAAGCGAAAAAGGTGCTGGCGCTGAAAGTGGATCCGGAGTCGCCGGAGTCTTTTATGTTACGCCCAAAACGTCGCCGCTGGGTTAATGAAAAGTACACGCGCTGGGTTAAGACGCAACCGTGTGCATGTTGTGGAAAGCCTGCTGATGATCCCCACCACCTGATAGGCCACGGTCAGGGTGGAATGGGTACAAAAGCGCATGATCTCTTTGTGTTGCCTTTGTGCAGAAAGCATCACGACGAGCTGCATGCGGATACCGTGGCATTTGAAGAGAAGTATGGCTCCCAGCTGGAGCTGATATTTCGTTTTATCGATCGTGCGCTGGCAATTGGCGTGCTGGCCTGATTTTTGTGGAGTAAGTTGATGCGTGATATGTATGAAGTATTGGACCGCTGGGGAGCATGGGCTGCAGCAGACAACAGTGGTGTGGACTGGCAGCCGGTAGCAGCAGGCTTCAAGGGGCTTTTACCTCATGGCAAAAAGTCACGGATTCAGTGTGATGATGACGAAGGCATTATGATAGACAGTTGTGTGGCTCGGTTGAGAAGGTATAAACCAGAGGAATATGAGCTCATCATAGCCCACTTTGTTATTGGTATCTCATTACGCACTATTGCCAAAAAGAGAAGGTGCTCTGATGGCACTATTAGGAAGGAGTTGCAAACCGCAATCGGTTTTATAGAGGGGGTTGTAAGTATACTTGTGTAAAATAATAAAAGGCGGTAGTACCGCCTTAATGATCGAATCGTTGTATGTTTTCATGGAATCTACAAAAGTGAATAGATATTTTGAATAGTAAAATGTAGAAACCAACTTGACTTAAAGTTATGGCTTTGCATTTATCATTCAAGAGTTTTTGTAATTCTTCCGTTGGTAATTGGTATACATCATCAAGAAAAACGATGCATTCTTCTAAGTTGTCTGATTCAGGAAGATAAAAAATATTAGTAATTAACTGCTTCCTTATAGCATCAATTTTGCTATCTATTGAAGTCTTAGAAACTCCGTTGGAGAGAAGAATAGCTTCGAACTTAGATAAACTTACTAACGGAGCAAAGACTGCACGCATTGGCACATCACGATTATTACTTGTATCTATATCGCAACTGTTGCTTAATATAATTCCTCGTGTTTTTTTAGTCCCTTTAATTGAATATACTGTAAGCTCCTTAAATATATCTCCCTGAAGTGCAGCATTTTTCAGATCATCATGATAATTGGTAAGGTAGTAGTTAGTGTTTTCAGGGAAATCTCTAAGTGCATTTATTAGCCCTTCTTTTTGAGGAGCTGTTAAATAATATGGAATTTGATCTTTGAATTTCTCGATATCAAAAATGTTATTACTCATCACTTAATCCAAGTATAAATCCCACAGTGAAGCATGAACGACTTTATTTATTTCACTGCCTAAAGACACCTGGTTTGTTGATAATTTTTCATAAAAGTTTGTCATCGAGACTGCAAGTCTTTGATCAACTGAGATTGTGCTCCCTGCTTTATATGTTTGTGTGATGGAATGAACTGAATCGGTAGTTGAAGACTTATACTCCAAAGCGTGATTTTTGACGATTAAACTTTGTTGAGGACCATGCTGTTGATTTTGGGCAATGTCTGTTAATGCTGTTATATGCAGACCATATAAAACCAAAGTTAATACTTGAAGTTGAGCTCGATAAACATGATGAGACGGATACATATCATACCACCATTTCTATTTGTAGGATGGTTCTAGTTCTTGAATTGTTGACTCTTTAAGGCAACTAAAGAAAGCTAATTTATTACAGGAGTGAAGATCATCAAGAATTTTTTTGGGTTCGTTTTTAAACTTATCTATTTCATCAGTATTAGTGATTTGCCTAATACTGTCTATGTCTAGGATTAGTCCTTTTTTATTAAATTCTCCATTATCTGACATGACTAAAGCATGAGATAATATTTGAATTATATTTAGAAATGCGCCTTCATTTTTATCGATTCTGATATTGATCGGATAATTAGACATAGACTCGCCAGCCATATTTAAGCTGACGTTTAGCTTATCAAATAAATTAGAATCGTCTTCTTTTGGGAAAAAATCTACATACTTTAATGAGTAGCGGATGATGTTGTCATTTAAATTTAATTTGTTAAGCTCATTTAATACATGAATGATTTTTTCTCTAAAATGACTCCACCCTTGATATTTGGTGCTGGTGGATACAACAACACCATGGTCACTTAGTCCAATATAGTACCCTTCGATTTCGAGGCGACTGACAACTGCGTAATGTAATTGTTCATCTCCCTCACGAACATTTTTAGGTATTTGACTGGGTGGTAAACTAATTACTGGTTTTGTACAACCTAGAGCGTGAAAAAGAAACCCTGGAACTATTTCCGATATTTGTGTTTCTTTAGAAAAACGCATTTCGAAAGCAGCTTCGATTACTGGTTGTTTTGATAGAGATGTTGGAATGAGCATTTAAAACCCATAGTATGTTTTATGAGCTGATTGGATTTTGAGCATAGCTACCGCACGAATCTTCGAGGAAGATCCAAACATGTGCCTAATGTCGCATCATGCTCAAGGCGGCATAAATTTTGTTTACTGAGTATAAGATTAACAACCATTAACTTCCATCAAAAATGCTAACGCGTACGCAAAAACTATTGTATCGTGTTAAGAGTGGTCACTTCGCCACACAGCTTAAACCCGCCGTCGAGCGGGTTTGTCGTTTCTGGACCCGGCTATTTGTTGAGCCTGGTCTATACCGCAGTTATCCATTGGCTCGGCCTCTTTTACGTTTCCGCTTCTGATTTGCGGTACATGATGTTCCCTCAATTTGCACCTCCTGTATTGGCGAGGTGAGAGATAACTACAAATGCCTCATAACCCAAATACCTGGCTGGAGTTGGTCCAGAGCTGGTGGCGTGGAGACACACCGCTGGGCGCAGTGATTATGTCGATTGTTATGGCTGGTTTACGTATTGCCTATTTTGGCGGTGGTGGCGGCTGGAAGCGAAAAACACTCGAAATTCTACTCTGTGGTGCTCTGACGCTGACTTTTGCATCCGCTCTTGAGTATGTCGGATGGCCTAAATCACTATCTGTTGCCATTGGTGGTGGGGTGGGGCTGATCGGTGTCAATGCTATTCGTGGGGCTGCAATGCGAGTAATCGGTAACAAATTTGGTGGCTCTAAGGAGTAATTTATGCAGGTACTAAATTCCCAGCGTAAAGCTTTCCTCGATATGGTGGCTTGGTCAGAAGGAACGGATAACGGACGACAACCGACACGTAACCACGGTTATGACGTTATTGTTGGTGGTGAACTCTTCACTGATTACTCCGATCACCCTCGCAAACTTGTCACGCTAAACCCGAAACTCAAGTCAACAGCCGCCGGACGTTACCAGCTTCTTTCACGCTGGTGGGATGCTTACCGTAAACAGCTTGGCCTGAAAGATTTTTCTCCAGAAAGCCAGGACGCTGTAGCTCTGCAGCAGATTAAAGAGTGTGGCGCTTTACCGATGATTGATCGCGGTGATATTCGTCAGGCAATTGACCGTTGCAGCAATATCTGGGCTTCACTGCCGGGTGCTGGTTATGGTCAGTTCGAGCATAAGGCTGACAGCCTGATTGCAAAATTCAAAGAAGCAGGCGGAACGGTCAGAGAGATTGAGGTATGAGCAGAGTAACCGCGATTATCTCCGCTCTGGTTATCTGCATCATCGTCTGCCTGTCATGGGCTGTTAATCATTACCGCGATAACGCCATTACCTACAAAGCCCAGCGCGACAAAAATGCCAGAGAACTGAAGCTGGCGAACTCGACAATTACTGACATGCAGGTGCGCCAGCGTGATGTTGCTGCGCTCGATGCAAAATACACGAAGGAGTTAGCTGATGCGAAAGCTGAAAATGATGCTCTGCGTGATGATGTTGCCGCTGGTCGTCGTCGGTTGCACATCAAAGCAGTCTGTCAGTCAGTGCGTGAAGCCACCACCGCCTCCGGCGTGGATAATGCAGCCTCCCCCCGACTGGCAGACACCGCTGAACGGGATTATTTCACCCTCAGAGAGAGGCTGATCACTATGCAAAAACAACTGGAAGGAACCCAGAAGTATATTAATGAGCAGTGCAGATAGAGCTGCCCATATCGATGGGCAACTCATGCAATTATTGTGAGCAATACACACGCGCTTCCAGCGGAGTATAAATGCCTAAAGTAATAAAACCGAGCAATCCATTTACGAATGTTTGCTGGGTTTCTGTTTTAACAACATTTTCTGCGCCGCCACAAATTTTGGCTGCATCAACAGTTTTCTCCTGTCCAATTCCCGAAACGAAGAAATGATGGGTGATGGTTTCCTTTGGTGTTACTGCTGTCGGTTTGTTTCCAACAGTAAACGTCTGTTGAGCACATCCTGTAATAAGCATTGCCAGAGCGGCAGAAAACAACATTTTTTTCATCTTATTATCCTGCATTGTTAAAAACGGCAGAATCCTATGTGACAACAATTAAACGATAGTTAAATGGATTGATGAAATTTAAAACTATATAGGTGTACGGTCAGACTATTGGAGGTAGTCAGGATTTGAATGTCAGTCTGTTGTCGGCATTCTGGCAATGCAATTTGGATAAAGCGGGGATTAAAAAGATAGAGGCGAGCCGGTCAGGTAGAAATGAATCAGGCTCAAAGTGAAGCGGAAAAGGTCTGTGGCACAAACTGATACAGCCATAATTACAGCCTGATGATTTGTGGAATGAAACATGTTGAACCTCCTTAATTAATGTTATTCGAGTGAGGAAGGCATTCTGTCCTTCTATAGTGTCCAGTAAATCAAACAGGAAACTTGTCCAACGTGTTGGACAAGCCTCTCCATTAGTGAGTTGTATTGATCACAACTCTACAAAGAATTCATGACTGCGTAGATGAAAATAGTTTCACGATGAATGGAGGAGGCTATGTCGGTGGCTTCTTCATTGGAGTACATATGCCATCACGAATCCCAAAAGCCTGCCGCGTTCGCGGCTGCCGTAATACCACTACAGACCCGTCAGGCTACTGCGAAAGCCACAAAAGCGAAGGCTGGAAGCAATACAAGCCAGGCCAGTCCCGACACCAGCGCGGTTATGGTGCGAAATGGGACGTCATCCGTGGACGTGTGCTGAAGCGTGACAAAGGCCTGTGTCAGTCATGTCTGCATGCTGGTGTGGTGCGTGAGGCGAAAACCGTTGACCACATCGTTCCTAAAGCGCATGGCGGCACTGATGCCGACAGTAATCTGCAGAGTCTGTGCTGGCCCTGCCATAAGGCGAAGACGGCCCGTGAACGGTTAAAGTGATAATAATTCTCAACTGTCTGAGGGGAGGGGCGGGTCAAATCCCTGTGACCTGACGTCTTCCGGACTGCCCGCCCCATCGTTTTTTTATACCCGCGAAAAATGAAATTTAACCAGGAGTGCCGCATATGGCTGGAACGGCGGGGCGTTCCGGGCGTCGCCCCAAGCCAACGGCGCGCAAGGCGCTGGCCGGAAACCCCGGCAAGCGAGCCCTGAATAAAGATGAACCTGTTTTTACGCCCATCAAAGGTGTTGAGCCACCGGAGTGGTTCGCTGAAGAAGATCTCCCTCTCGCCACGATCATGTGGCAACTGACAACCAAAGAACTCTGCGGTCAGGGCCTGCTGTGCGTGACTGACCTCGCGGTGCTTGAGCGGTGGTGCGTGGCCTATGAGTTCTGGCGACGTGCCGTGAAAAATATTGCCAGCCAGGGCAACACCATTACCGGTGCAATGGGCGGTATGGTCAAAAACCCGGAGCTGACCGCCAAGAAAGAACAGGAGTCCGAGATGAGCAGCACGGGGGCAATGCTCGGACTCGACCCCAGCAGCCGCCAGCGTCTGATTGGCCTGGCGGGGAAGAAGAAAGCCACTAACCCGTTTCTGAAAATCATCGAGTCATGAGCCGGAAATCTTACCCCAACGTAAATGCTGCCAATCAGTATGCCCGGGATGTCGTGCGCGGAAAGATTGTTGCCTGCCAGTTTGTGATTCAGGCCTGCCAGTGCCATCTTGATGACCTGATGGCGGAAAAAAGTAAGTCGTTTCGTTACCGCTTCGACAAGGACCTGGCTGAACGGGCCGCGAAATTTATTCAGCTGTTGCCGCACACCAAGGGTGAGTGGGCATTCAAACGGATGCCCATCACGCTGGAGCCGTGGCAGCTATTTGTGATCTGCTGTGCGTTTGGCTGGGTCAATAAAGGCACCCGGTTGCGCCGCTTCCGGGAGGTGTATACCGAAATCCCCCGTAAGAACGGCAAATCAGCAATCTCTGCCGGTGTTGCCCTGTATTGTTTTGCCTGTGATAACGAGTTTGGCGCGGAAGTGTATTCCGGTGCCACGACAGAGAAACAGGCGTGGGAAGTCTTTCGCCCGGCGCGACTGATGTGTAAACGCACACCCATGCTGACGGAAGCGTTCGGGATTGAGGTTAACGCCTCAAACATGAACCGTCCGGAGGATGGCGCGCGGTTTGAACCGCTGATCGGTAACCCCGGTGATGGTTCATCACCCCACTGTGCCGTGGTTGATGAATATCACGAGCATGCCACCGATGCGCTTTATACCACAATGCTTACCGGGATGGGGGCGCGACGTCAGCCACTGATGTGGGCCATCACCACCGCCGGGTACAACATTGAGGGGCTGTGCTACGACAAGCGGCGGGAAGTCATCGAGATGCTCAACGGCTCGGTGCCTAACGATGAACTGTTCGGGATCATCTATACCGTTGATGAAGGTGACGACTGGACCGACCCGCAGGTGCTGGAAAAAGCCAATCCAAATATTGGCGTGTCGGTTTATCGCGAATTTTTGTTAAGTCAGCAGCAGCGTGCGAAAAATAACGCCCGTCTGGCAAACGTCTTTAAAACGAAACACCTCAATATCTGGGTGTCGGCACGTTCGGCGTATTTCAACCTGGTGAGCTGGCAGAGCTGCGAGGATAAATCACTGACCCTTGAGCAGTTCGAGGGGCAGCCGTGCATTCTGGCCTTTGACCTGGCGCGTAAGCTGGATATGAACAGCATGGCGCGACTTTATACCCGCGAGATTGACGGTAAAACGCATTACTACAGTGTGGCCCCGCGCTTCTGGGTACCGTATGACACGGTGTACAGCGTCGAGAAAAATGAAGATAGACGGACAGCCGAACGCTTTCAGAAATGGGTGGAAATGGGCGTCCTGACCGTTACCGATGGTGCAGAGGTGGATTATCGCTAGGCCAAAGCGGCGAACAAAATCAGCCCGGTCAGTGAGTCACCCATCGACCCCTTCGGGGCGACCGGGCTGTCACATGACCTTGCTGATGAAGATCTGAATCCCGTCACTATCGTCCAGAACTTCGCCAATATGTCCGATCCGATGAAAGAGCTGGAAGCAGCGATTGAATCGGGACGCTTTCATCATGACGGCAATCCCATCATGACCTGGTGTATCGGCAATGTGGTCGGCAAAAACATGCCTGGTAACGATGATTTAGTGAAGCCCGTCAAGGAGCAGGCGGAAAACAAAATCGATGGTGCGGTTGCACTGATTATGACGATCGGTCGGGCAATGCTCAAAGAACCTGGCGATTTCCTCTCATCTCTTGATCCGGACGATGATCTCTTAATTCTATGAAATCACTAATTGCTGATGTTATCGGGCTGACTGGTTTTGGCCTGCTTACGTGCGGAGTTTACCTGCAGTTTGGTATGGCTCCGGCTCTGATTTTGTCCGGTGCTTTACTGCTGGTGGGTGCACTGGTTATGGTCAGAAGGGGGACGCGTGCTGCTTGATGCTCTGTTCAGAAGTAAATCACTGGAGAATCCTTCCACCCCGATAACCGGGGATGCCGTTGATACTGATGGGCTGTTCCGGGCAGACGTTTATGTCAGTCCTGAAACTGCGATGAAACTGGCTGCGGTGTATTCCTGTATCTATGTCCTGTCTTCCAGCCTTGCCCAGATGCCGTTGCATGTTATGCGCAGGCACAATGGGAAGGTTGAGCCCGCACGCGATCATCCGGCGTTTTATCTGGTTCATGATGAGCCCAATACCTGGCAAACCAGTTACAAATGGCGCGAACTGAAGCAACGTCACATCCTTGGCTGGGGGAATGGGTATACCTGGGTGAAACGTAATCGTCGCGGTGAAGTCATATCCCTGGATTGCTGTATGCCGTGGGAAACGACGCTGATGAATACTGGTGGCCGATACACCTACGGTTTGTACAACGAATATGGGGCGTTTGCGATCAGCCCCGACGATATGATCCACATCCGAGCGCTGGGTAATAATCAGAAGATGGGGCTGAGTCCGATTATGCAACATGCCGAAACAATAGGCATGGGGATGAGCGGTCAGAAGTACACAGAAAGCTTCTTCAGCGGTAATGCCCGTCCGGCGGGGATAGTATCCGTTAAAAGCGGACTCAATAAGGAAAGCTGGGGCTGGCTTAAAGAACAGTGGCAGAAGGCATCGCAGGCGTTACGCCGCCAGGAAAACAAAACCATGCTGCTGCCAGCAGATCTGGATTACAAGGCACTGACTGTGTCGCCAGTTGACGCTCAGATCATTGACATGATGAAGCTGAACCGTTCAATGATCGCCGGTATTTTCAATATTCCTGCGCACATGATTAATGACCTCGAAAAAGCCACCTTCTCCAATATTTCTGCGCAGGCGATTCAGTTTGTCCGCTACACGATGATGCCGTGGGTGACGAACTGGGAGCAGGAGCTTAACCGTCGCTTGTTTACCCGCGCTGAGTTAGCCGCCGGGTATTACGTCAGGTTCAATCTGACGGGGCTTTTACGCGGAACTCCGCAGGAGCGCACGCAATTCTATCACTTCGCTATTACCGATGGATGGATGAGCCGTAATGAGGCCCGCGCATTTGAGGATATGAATCCGGTTGAAGGGCTGGACGAGATGCTGGTAAGCGTGAATGCTGCTAACCCGGCAGGAGATTTTAAGCCCCCAAAAAACGATGAGGGAAAAACCAATGAATGACCGTGAAATCCGTTGTTACAGCGGTGAGGTGCGTGCTGAGCGGCATGACGATAACCCGGCGCACATTATCGGTTATGGATCGGTGTTTGACTGTCGTTCTGAGCTGATATTCGGTTCATTCCGCGAAATCATCCGGCCCGGCGCTTTTGACGATGTGCTTGGTGATGATGTACGCGCACTGTTTAACCACGATCCTAATTTTATTCTTGGGCGTAGTGCAGCAGGCACGCTGAATCTTTCAGTTGATGAGCGCGGATTACGCTATGACATCCAGGCTCCGGAGACACAGACCATTCGTGATCTGGTGCTGGCCCCGATGCAACGTGGAGATATTAACCAGTCATCTTTCGCTTTCCGTGTCGCCCGTGACGGTGAGGAGTGGTATCAGGATGAGGACGGGGTTGTTATTCGCGAGATAACCCGCTTTTCCCGTCTGCTGGATGTCAGTCCTGTGACATATCCTGCCTATCAGGAGGCTGACTCGGCTGTTCGCTCCATGAAAGCATGGCAGGAGGCGCGCAACAGTGGCGCGCTACAGAAAGCCATTAATCAACGTATGGCGCGTGAACGCGTCCTGACCCTTCTTAACGCGTAAAGGAAACATCATGAAACTGCATGAACTGAAACAGAAACGTAATACTATCGCAACTGACATGCGCGCCCTGAATGAAAAAATTGGTGATAACGCATGGACGGAAGAGCAGCGCACTGAGTGGAACAAAGCAAAATCCGAACTGGAAGCGCTTGATGAACGAATTGCACGCGAAGAAGAACTGCGTCGTCAGGATCAGGCGTACATTGAAAGCAATGAGGAAGAGCAGCGTCAGAATCTTGATCCGGAAAACAATCCGCAACAGGATGAGAAACGAGCTCAGGTTTTTGATAAGTGGATGCGTCACGGTGCCAGTGAGCTGACATCAGAAGAACGAAAGGCGTTGCGTGAACTTCGTGCCCAGGGTGTAGCTCAGGATGAAAAGGGCGGATATACCGTACCAGAAACATTCCTGGCGAAAGTTGTTGAGAAGATGAAATCCTACGGTGGCATCGCCAGTGTGGCGCAGATTCTGACCACTTCTGACGGTCGCACTATGGAGTGGGCAACAGCTGATGGTACTTCCGAAGTTGGTGTTCTGCTGGGCGAAAATGAAGAAGCCGGTGAAGAAGACACCGATTTCGGTATGGGAAGTCTTGGGGCGCTCAAAATGACATCGAAAATCATTCGTGTGTCTAATGAGTTGCTGCAGGACAGCGCGATCGATATGGAAGCTTATCTTGCCCGTCGCATTGCTGAACGTATTGGTCGTGGTGAAGCCCGTTATCTGATTCAGGGAACTGGTGCTGGTACGCCTAAACAACCCAAAGGGCTGGTCGCATCTGTGACCGGCACAACACAGACTGCCGCGGCAAATACGGTGAAGTGGCAGGAAATTCTGGCTCTGAAACACAGCATTGATCCTGCATATCGTCGCGGGCCGAAATTCCGCCTGGCGTTTAACGATAATACGCTGAAACTGATCAGTGAGATGGAAGACGGTCAGGGACGCCCTTTATGGTTGCCGGATATTGTTGGTGTGGCACCTGCTTCAGTGTTGAATGTACCGTATGTCATTGATCAGGAAATTGATGATATCGGGGCGGGTAAAAAATTCATGTTCTGTGGTGACTTTGATCGCTTCATTATCCGTCGTGTGCGATACATGATTCTTAAACGTCTGGTTGAGCGTTATGAACCGCCCCGGGTTTCCTGGAGAGTGTTTTATCTGTGAACTCAGGCTGCCAGATCATCGTTTCCGATGGAAGCATAATAAGCTTTTTCTGCTTCTGCCGGAGGAGTATGGC